TTACGGCTGAAGTCGGGTGAAGATATTGTTGCTGATATAGATGAGAATGAAGATACAGTAACAATAGAAAACCCAGCACAGATTATGCCTATGGGAGGTTCTAATGGTCAAGGTATGCAGCTGGGGTTTGCTCCTTGGATTCCTTTTGCCGGAACTGCAAAGGTGAAGGTGGATATTCCAAGAGATTATATCATTTTCATTATTGAACCAGCAAAAGACATAGTAAATAATTATAGACAGGCGTTTGGCTCTGGCATCGTTGTGCCAGATGTTCAAGTAGATACACAATCACTCTTGACAGAATAGCGTTTTTCTGATAAGCTGTATACTATGTCAGAAAACTTTTACACAAGCGTAATTCAAAAAGGTAATACACTTCTTGTCCGTGCTATTGAGGACGGCAAGAGAGTGCAGCGCACGGTCAAATATAAACCTACTCTCTACAGTAGGTCTAAGGAAGAAACTGAATATAAGACCTTAGAAGGTCATAGTCTGAAACCTATTCAGTTGTCCGGTATGAGAGAGGCAAGAGACTTTCTCAAAAACTATGAAGATCAGCCTGGCACCATCTATGGCATGGAGAGATATATGTATTGTTATATCTCTGAAATGTATCCTGGTCTAGTTGAATGGAATCAAGAGAAGATTCTAACTATCACGATTGATATTGAGGTTGCCAGTGAAAACGGTTTCCCGGGGCCCAATGTGGCAGAAGAAGAAGTCCTTGCCATCACAGTAAAGAACCACAACACGAAGAAGATTATCGTGTGGGGTATCTATGACTACAACAACACAAGAGATGATGTTGAGTTTATCTATTGTGATGATGAGAGAGTGTTGCTAAACAAGTTTGTCGAGTTTATGGCAAACGTGAAACCAGATGTCTTGACAGGTTGGAACACAACATTCTTTGATGTTCCCTATCTTTGTAATCGTATCAAGAATTTGTATAGTGAAGATATGATGAACGCCATGTCACCGTGGAATACTGTGACTCAGGAGTTTACATCTATGTTCGGTCGTGATGTTACACGATACAACATTTGGGGTATTGCTAATCTTGACTATATGGATCTTTATCGTAAGTTTACATATACAAACCAAGAATCATTTACACTTGATTACATTTCTATGATTGAGTTGGGTGTAAAGAAAGACCCGAACCCATACGACACATTCAAAGAGTGGTACACGAATGATTATCAATCGTTTATCGACTACAACATCAAAGACGTTGAGCTGGTAGATGCTCTAGAAGATAAACTTGGCATGATTCAGTTAATGCTCACGATGGCATATGAGGCAAAAATTAACTATATGGATGTCCATTCTCAGGTTCGTATGTGGGATGTCATTATCTACAACTATCTGCTTGAGAAAGGTATCATCATACCCCAACGTACAAAGGGTAGTAAAGGTGCCAAGTATGTGGGTGCTTATGTGAAAGAACCTCAAGTAGGCCAACACGAATGGATTATGTCATTTGATTTAAACAGTTTGTATCCGCATTTGATTATGCAGTATAACATTTCACTAGAGACACTTATCAAACAACAGTTTCCTAAAAGTGTTTCTATCAATAAGTTATTAAACAAAGAGGTTGATACGGACATTCTTGGTGATAAACTAACAGTCACACCAAACGGTGCTTGTTTCAGAACAGACATACGAGGCTTTTTGCCCGAGTTGATGGAGAAGTTCTATACTGACCGAATAAAGTTTAAAAAGTATATGATTGATGCTAAACAAAAGTATGAAGAAACTAAAGATCCAAAATATGTCAATCAGATTGGAACATATCACAACATTCAGTTAGCAAGAAAGATTGCCCTAAACAGCGCTTATGGTGCTTTAGGTAATGAGTATTTTCGATACTATGATGAGCGTATGGCAACTGCTATTACAACATCAGGTCAGTTATCTATTCGTTGGATTGGGGCAAGAGTAAACAAATATCTAAACGAGATATTGAAAACGGAAGATGAAGATTATATTATCGCATCTGATACAGATTCAATTTATGTACGATTCAAAGAGTTGGTTGATAAAGTCAACCCAAAGAACCCTATTGAGTTTTTGAATAAGGTTGCTGAAGAAAAAATACAACCGTTTATTGATGGGTGCTATCAGGAACTTGCTGACTATGTTCATGCCTATGACCAGAAGATGGAGATGGGTCGAGAAGTCATTGCTGACAAAGGTATCTGGACTGCCAAGAAACGATACATTTTGAATGTGCATGACAATGAAGGTGTAAGATACAGTGAACCACAATTAAAGATCATGGGTATTGAGGCAGTAAAATCATCTACACCACACGCTTGTCGTGAACGCATTAAAGAATCTTTGAAGGTGATTGTAAACGAAGATGAGACTGCTGTAAACGAATTCATACAGAACTTCCGTAAAGAGTTTATGAATCTTCCTGTAGAGGCAATGGCGTTTCCAAGGTCGTGTAACGGTCTCAAGAAGTGGGGCGATAGGTCAAGCATATTCAAGAAGGGCACACCGATGCATATCAAAGGTGCTTTGATTTACAACTATCTATTGAAACAACATAAGTTGACAAATAGATATCAACTTATTCAAGATGGTGATAAACTAAAATATCTTTTGCTCAAAACACCTAACATCGTGCAGTCCAATGTGATTGCTTTCAATGGTGAGTTGCCGAAAGAGTTTAACCTACACGAACAGATAGATAGAGACAAACAATTTGAGAAGTCTTTTGTTGACCCAATCGAAATCATTTTAGAATGTATTGATTGGCAAGTTGACAGAAGTTATGGTTCGCGAAGAACCTTAGAAAGTTTTTTCAGTTAGTTTGAGAGGAAAAAAGAGAGAGATGTGTAGCGTAAGATAAGAGAGAGTGCTCTGTTAGCGCAGAGCACTAACTTATTATGAGTGAGATAGATAAAGCAATAAGCAAAGCGTTAGGCATAGAATGGGACGGACAGGAATATCCTGAACCAACGCTTGAGGAACTAAACAAAGAAACTGATGACATCTATGACGAGAATGGTAAGGACACGACTAACTCTATGTATGGTAAACCAGGTCCGAATACAGGCAGAAAGTTCCCGCAGATATCAGAAAGAATGAAAGGGAACACTTATGGGTCAATAGGCCCCGCCTGGAACAAAGGACTAACAAAAGAGAAAGACGGCATCAAGACAGGTCCGAAACCAGGCACTTTTAGTCATACAGATGAAGCGAAAGAGAAAATGAAAGTAAAGATATTCTGTTGCGGTGTTGGCAGAAACCCAGGCAATCACGGACGACATTTGAAAAGTAAACACTGATGATACTAGAAGAAAAAGATACATACTGGGCTGCTGATAAACTAGTAAACTATTTCTCTGACTTCAAGAGAATAGATGATTACTTTAGAAGCAGAAAGATAGACCGCATCAAAGAGATGCCCACACCACTATTCGGTATGGGTCCAGAAGATGATTTGTTTCAGAACTTTGATGTACACCCACAAGATATGTCGTTTGAAGTAGTCAAACGAACAGGCGAGACATTTGATAACCTGTTAGAGATGACTGCCAGTTTCTCGCCAGACGACCCACCCGGCAAGAATAGTAAACTTTGTGTGCAGGAAAAGAACTCAGGTAAGATTGTTGGGTTCATTAAACTGGCATCACCCCTTATCAATGCCAAACCTAGAAACGAATGGTTAGGTCGTCCTCTAAAGACAGAAGATCAACCAGAGATGTCACACTTCAACGCAAGCACCATCATGGGGTTTGTGATTGTACCAGCACAGCCGTTTGGGTTCAACTATCTAGGCGGCAAACTGATGGCAGCAATATGTTGCTCACACGATGTTCGTAGGTTTCTAAACCAAAAGTATGGTGGGCCTTTCTGTATGTTTGAGACAACCTCACTGTATGGTAACATCAAAGGGGGCAGTATGTATGATGGTATGCGTCCGTTTCTCCGATACAAAGGTGATACAGAGTCAAAGTTCTTTCTGACTTTTGCTGATGATATGTACCATGAGATGAGAAAATGGTTTGAAAAAAGAAACGATGGACCTTTAGTACATAAAGGTGCCAGTAGTCGTAAACTCAAGACACAGACCAAGATGATTCAGATTATTAGTAATAGTCTGAAACAACATAACGCTGCGGCTCATGCTAAGTTTGTTGAGTTTAGAAAAGAAACTGAGAATGTGACAACACAAAAACGATTCTATATGTCTACCTTTGGTTATGAGAATAGTCGTGAGTATATCCTAAGAGAGACAGACGAACTAAAAAAAGGTCAAGTTTGGGATAGACATGAGCTAGAAAATATAGTAAGCTGGTGGAAGAACAAGGCGACTAAGCGTTATGAGTCCTTGAAGGCAGACGGCAGACTACGAACCGAACTTGAAGTTTGGAAGCGAGACAACATAGACACAATAGATATTATACGATGAGTTTGTTTGATTTAAATAAAGAGAAGGTCTATCAAGATACTAAACGAATATTGGTTTATCCCAATATTACCTTTCAGAAAGATTTAGAGAAAGATAGTTATATTCAGGTTATCAAGAAGCAGATAAAACTGCTAAACGAAATTCGTGATGACTTGTGGTTTTATCTGATACTTCCTAAACCTGAACCCACACTAGTTTTTCCTAATGTGACTCAGTGGTATTTGGAGATGCCAACTTACCCGCCAACGATGCGGGCTCACTTTGATGTTTTTCAAATGCAGAAACTTATCAGTGAGAACTTTGATTTTGATTTGATAATGTCTCATCTACCAGAACACACCCATCAACTAAAGAATGTGATGTATAATGTAACACACCATGTTCCGCCTGTGATGGGTTACTGTCATTGGTTTGACCTTGATGAAGTTGTTGGTTGGCCTCAGGGGGCATTTAACCAAAACATCACAGGTCTATTAGAATATGACCGATGTTATTTGAACACACAACATCAGAAAGATATGGTTCTGAATCAAGCGAAAAGAATCTTTAATGACTCTGCTGTTGAAAAACTGAATACTATTCTAACAGTGCAACACCTAGGTGTAGACAAAGAAAACATCATAGATGATATACAACCTTACGAGAACATTATAGTATTCAACCATAGACCTGATACATACAAACACTTTGATGATTTCATTGCTACAACAGATGAACTCTGGTCACAACGAAAAGATTTTAAAGTGTGGGTGCCTTTGTTATCTAAACCTAATAGAGAGTATGTGATTACTGATAAGGGTGATAAAGAATGGTACTACAAGAAACTTCAATCGTGCTGTGTTGGGTATTCTCCCAAACAAGACTATGGTGGTTGGAGTGTGGCAACAACTGACGGCATGATGAATGGTGTGCCTTATATTTTATATGACGATACATATTACCATGAACTCTGTGATAAGGCAGAAACCTTTACAGAGCAAAGTCAGGCTGTAAGTTTGCTAAATACATATCTAGACGATGCTAATCATAGAAATAATATGGCAAAGATTTGTCTAGAACATATAAAAGAAAAATTAATTTATAAGGATGAGATGCTTCTGATGTCCTCATATCTGGATGAACAAATAGATTCTATGAGAATGACAGGTGAATCAGAAGCATTACAGAAGATGATAGGGTGGATAGAAAAGAAAGGTGAGATGACTAAAAAAGATTTGATAGGTTCTGTTGGATGGGGCCGTGGTATCAAATGGACACCTTATAGACGAGCCCTGTTAAATCATCCTAATATATTTGATGTGAATGATGAAACTCCAATGTATTGTTGGAGGAATAAATAATACATGGACTTTGACCCTAAAGAAATCGGCAAGATAGGTAGACCTTCTAAGTGGAAACTTCAACAAGAAGGTTGGGCAGTCTATGATGAAGATGGTAAAGATACATCCAATTATTTTTATGGACTAACTGGCCCTAAACATCCTATGTATGGTCGTAGTAATCCAAAGGCAGGTGCTGCCGCAACACGCACCAATAAGAAAAGAGTAGGTAGTAATAACCCTATGTATACGGATGGTAAGTCAACGACTACCGAGTATCGCAAAAGTTATTATGAAAGAAATAAAGTCCACTATCAACCTGGTGGCAAATACTATAGATATGAGAAAGTGAGGAATAATGATGAGTTTTCTAAAGAACGTAATAAGAGAAACAGGTAACAAGTATGGGTCAATCGTTGCTGAAGGGGTTGATGCCGCTGATGTTAGTGGTTATGTGGATACTGGCAGTTACATTTTCAATTGTTTGGTTAGCGGTAGCCTATGGGGTGGTCTACCCAATAATAAAATTACGGCAATTGCTGGTGAAAGTGCGACTGGTAAAACCTTCTTCGCATTAGGGGTATGTAAAACTTTTCTAGACAACGACCCCGAAGCAAATGTTGTCTACTTTGAATCAGAGTCCGCTATCACAAAGGACATGATTGAGTCAAGAGGTATTGACTCAGCACGAATGGCTATTCTGCCAGTCACAACGGTACAAGAGTTCCGTTATCAGGCACTACAAGTCTTAGAGGCATACGAAGAAACAGGTGAAGGTAAACCTTTGTTGTTGTGTCTTGATAGTCTCGGTATGTTATCTACAACAAAAGAGATTGAAGATACAGAAGCGGGTAAAGAAACTAAAGACATGACCCGAGCACAGATTGTGAAGGCAACCTTCCGTGTGCTGACACTGAAACTTGGTAAGTTGGGTGTACCTATGATTATGACTAACCACACCTATGATGTTGTGGGTAGTATGTTCCCGACTAAAGAGATGGGTGGTGGTTCAGGACTCAAGTATGCCGCATCTACTATCGTGTACCTATCAAAGAAGAAAGAGAAAGAGGGCACAGAAGTCGTAGGCAACATCGTTCATTGTAAGACATACAAATCTAGACTTACAAAAGAAAATCAAATGGTAGACGTTAGGCTGTCTTACACGAAGGGTTTAGACAGATATTATGGGCTTTTAGAACTTGCTGTTGAGGCTGGTGTATTCACCTCAGTATCAACACGAATTGAATTACCAGACGGCACAAAGACATTTGGTAAGACTATCAACAATGATCCAGAGAAATACTTTACACCAGAAGTGATGGAAAAACTTGATGCGTTTGCCAAGGAGAAATTCACATATGGATAATTACATTAAAGTTTATGATGATGTAATAGATGAGGCAAGTTGTAAAGAACTTATCAAGAAGTTTGAAGATGAACATGAGATGTTCGAGACAGTACACCATGAAGATGGTGATAATGTTATCTCGTTTGAACAAATAAACTTATTTACACAAGGTTGGGATGATGTTCAGAAAGGATTACTTGAGTTGTTTCAAGATTACATCATTCATTATAAAATAGATTGTAATGTCTATGACAAGATGTGGCCCGAGAGGTATGGTTACGAAGCGGTGAGAATGAAACGGTATCTAACAAACGACTATGACCGTTTCGATCCTCATGTTGATGTATTGAACCATGAAACAGCACGAAGATTTCTTGCCTTCTTTATCTACCTCAACGATGTAGAGGAAGGCGGTGAGACACAGTTTCTAAACATAAATCACCCGGGAACTTATTTACCTTATACAGTAAAACCAAAGAGAGGACGATTGTTAATGTTTCCATCAACGTGGCAATACTATCATGTGGGTCTGAAACCTGTGTCTGATAGAAAATACATTATACATTCGTATTGTCATTATGCATAACTTTCACTATGTTTATCATAAAGAAACAGATGAACCGGGGTATCGACTACAAGAGGGTGAGTTTGAAGGTGTAGTCTGGAACTACCGTGATGTTAAGTTGCCTATACACGATGAAGATGGCAACAGATTAAATTTAGAAGAAGTTGAAGCAATACCATTGACATTCGCCTATGATGTGTTGTATAATAAAGATGGACTGGTCAACGAGGAATCTGTAGAAAGATTTAATAATATACTTGGTGACATTTTATTAACAGTAATAGAGGAAGGTTTAGAGAGTGACCAAATCATTATCAACCCCGAGACTGGAAACGACGATACTGAGCAATCTGATTTATAATGAGGATTATACCAGAAAAGTTATTCCATTTATAAAAGAAGAATATTTCCAAGATGGTATTGAAAAGGTAATATTCAAAACGATCTGGCAGTATGCCGATCAATACAAGAGTGCTGCGACAGTATCAGCACTTGCCATTGAGTTACAGAAGGCAACACTCAATGACGAACACTACAAGACCGCTCTAGAATATCTAGAGAGTTTAGAAAAAGACGACTCTGGTTTAGAGTGGTTGACCAATCAAACAGAACAGTGGTGTAAAGACAAAGCAATCTACAACGCTGTTCTCAACAGTATTCATATCATTGAAGGTAAGGTGGACGATACTGGCCCCGATGCGTTACCAAGTTTATTGTCCGATGCTCTATCAGTATCGTTTGATAAACACGTTGGTCACGACTACATAGAACAATCTGATGACCGATATGAGTTTTATAATCGTTCAGAAGAAAAGATACCATTCGATTTAGATTTCTTTAATCGTATCACCAAAGGTGGTATGCCAAACAAGACATTGAATATTGCTATTGCCGGTACTGGTGTTGGTAAGTCATTGTTCATGTGTCACGTTGCGGCATCAACTTTGATGCAAGGCAAGAACGTATTGTACATTACTATGGAAATGGCAGAAGAAAAGATTGCCGAACGTATTGATGCCAATCTAATGAACATCACTATGGATGATCTACATGACTTGCCGAAACATATGTATGAAAATAAGTTTGAGAAAGTTAAAAAGAAAACTCAAGGTCAGTTGATTGTCAAAGAGTATCCAACCGCGGCTGCTCATTGTGGCCACTTTAGATCGTTGTTCAATGAGTTGATGTTGAAGAAAGATTTTAAACCAGACATTGTGTTTGTAGATTATATCAATATCTGTGCATCAAGTAGATTTCGTGCGGGTGCTAATGTGAACTCATACACATACATCAAGGCAATCGCTGAAGAAATGAGAGGTCTTGCTGTTGAGTTTGATCTACCAATCATGTCGGCAACACAGACAACGAGAACTGGTTTCGTATCAACTGATATTGGTCTTGAAGATACATCAGAGTCGTTTGGTTTGCCTGCGACTGCTGACTTTATGTTTGCTTTGATACAGACAGAAGAACTAGAAGAACTCAATCAGATGTTGGTCAAACAGTTGAAGAACAGATATGCTGACCCAACATCAAACAAGAAATTCATCATAGGTGTAGACAGATCAAAGATGAAATTGTATGAT